CCCCAAACCAAGGTTTGCGAGAGCTGTGGAGACCGCGGCGCTACCATCTGCTTTGATATCGCCAAACGGGTTTTCGCGGCTCAGGTATTCAGCGGCGAAGCCGCTGGTCATTTTGGCGATAAAGCCTGCTACGTCGCCGTCGTCCAGTACGTCCTCGCCGCTTTTCTCGCTGACGAACTCTGCCAGCGCGGAGGCGATAAACGAGGTCTGGCGCAGCGCTTTGTTGACCTGCGCGCTGCTGGCTTTACCGGAGGTGAAGCCGCTCAGCAGCGCGGGCAGCGCTTCCCAGTCTTCCTGCGGGGTGACGTTTGCCGCGGGGCCCGTTGCAAAAGGTTTAAATTGATTTGTAGCCATTAGAGTTTGCTCTCCCAGGCGCCGTCGTCCAGACCGGCGATGTAGTCGTTAGTGATATCGAAGCCGAAGAAGCGGCTTCCCTCTGAGGGTGTTTCAACCGAGGGTGTCTGGATGTCGCCAGCCCACACGCCTGCGGCTTTTATCGTTAAATATCCCTGTTTTATCGCCGCGATTAGCTCGAGCGACATGTCAGCAATATCGGTTTCCGAGAAGACCCAGACCGAGATCGTCATGTCCTGGTTATCGACGATTTGCATCCGCAGGCCGGAGCCAGCGGTTGCCGCATCGAGGATCGCCGGCAGCGAGTCGTTCTGTCCGTCCCAGGTGTTGATGGCGATTTTCGCCTTCAGGATGATGCGATAGGTTTCATCGCTGAGCGCCGTATAGCCCGTGTCAGGATCGTACGGCCCCTGCCAGACGCCCTGGTCGTAGCCCAGCCCGTCCTGATCCCAGCCGAAGTAGATGCCGGAAATCGGCTCTGTGACGTAGCGGCTGCGGCCAATCCACTGCCCAAGAATATCGAGCTGCACCCCATCGGCGCTGTCGATATCGAAGGCGGAGATCAGTGAGCCGGTCGTGTCAGAGACGGCGGTGAACGGGCTGGTCGTCAGGTCGATATGGTCGAAAAACAACGGCTTGCTGGCGTGATAGCTGGTGATGAGATCCGTATATCTGCTCATGGCGTCACCGCGATCGTAATGTTCTCCGCGGTACAGGACGCCGACTCGTCGTAGGCGATATCGATGTTCGCCATCGCCGTGCTCTCGGCGCTTTTCCCTATCGCCAGGCTGGTGATGTCGTAGTAGCGCGCGTTACCGCCGCTCACCACGCCGAGGTTGGCCGGTGAAAAGAGGCGGCTCAGCAGGACGTCGTCACCAATGGTCAGCGAGTTGATATAGTCCGCCACCGCCTGCTTGATCTGCTCGCCAATCTGCGAGGTGTAGCCGCTGAAAGGTTTAAGTTCGAGGGTGACAAACACCGGCACGTCGATGGAGCGGGAGAAGCTGATAACGTGCGGATTGCCGTATTTGTCCGGCACGGTGACCGACGTTGTCCCCCAGGTGCCGACGCCCTGCCCTTTTTTACCGCGCAGCGTCTGGGCGATGGCGGTCACGTCGCCGCCGTCGACAATGGCCGACAGCGAGTGCGGCGGCAGGCCGTTTTCATCTTCGCTGCCTTTGTCGTTCTCGTAGAGCTTATGGCGCGTCACGCCCGCTACGTTGGCCAGCGCGCCGTCAAGCGCGTCGAATGAGGTTAAGGCGGGCAGCGCCACGCTCTGCGCCTGGCGAACGCGAAGTTCGGCGTCCGTTTCGGCGGCCACGCCCGGCGTTGCTGCCGTCGGGTTGGTGACCGTCGTCCAGCCCCGTGTTGGGGTGTTGATGGTGGTGATAGTGCCGGCCAGGGCTGCCACCGCACCGCTGATGGCGCAGGTAGCAGTGACTATCGCCGTGTTATCAATACCGATAACAGCCGATGCGGGCAGGAGCCAGTTAACGCCATTGGCATCTTTTACGCTGCCGTTGACAATGGTGGTGCCTGGCGTGCCGCCCAGCAGCAGATCGACGGTAGAGCTGGTTGCGCTTTTACGCGCAATGCCGTTGATCTTGACGTTGCTGGATAGCCCGTTGCCCATGCCGGTTGCGGGAGAGAAGCCGTTATAAACCGCGATAGCCGTGTTATTGGCATCGTGAACGGCCAGCGCCAGCAGCGAGATCATCTGGCCGTCTTTGCTGTCCGGCTCCAGATAGGCATCGCTGCCGTAGATTTGCCTGAACTGGTCCATCAGCGCATTGAGGATGGTCTGATAGTCAGGCGCGGAGATCCCCTGGGCCGTTATCGTTGCCGATAACCCCAGCGTTGCAGGATGAATAGCCATTACGCCTCGCTTGTTACTGTGGTTGTGCCGTAGAGGGTGTCGATGGTGGCGTTGAAGGTCACGCGCCGCCCGGCCTGCTGGCTGGTCTCGACGCTGAGGACGGATTTGACGCCCGGCGTCTGGCTGACCCGATCGCGCAGGATCAGCGGCCAGGCCTTGTCCGGCCTTTTACCCAGCACGGACTGCCAGTACGGCGTGCCCTGTGTTGTGTCGAGAAACCATTCGCCGCGCCATAGCTGCAGGCGGGTGTTGACCGCCTGGGCGACGCATTCCGGGGAGTCCGTCAGAAAGTTGTTATCCCCCTGACCAAACGAGTAGTCCCCGCTGCTACTTTCTCTGCGATATCTCATGTTGGTGTTCCCGTGGTTGATCCTCCCGACTGGACGCCGCCGTGGCGGTGGCTGGTCAGGCTGATGCCCGCCGCTTTGACGTCGCCGCTGACGGTGACGTTGCCGCTGATCGTCACCTCGCCGGTTAAGTCGATGGCCGAGGCGCTGGCGGTGAGCGGTCCCGTCGTGCTGAGCGTGATGGCGTGGCTTGTTGGGTTAAGTTCCACAAATGCCGCGCCGTCGTCGCTGCGTAGCTGCACGGCGCTGGTGCTGATGCCGCCAATTTTTTTTGTCTGTGACTGCGGGCCCGGCAGGACGAAAGCATCCGAAAGAGAATGCTGCCGGCCATCCACCGGTTCCTGAATGCCACCGTTCTGCCACCAGAAATCCATCGCCCGGTCGGCAAAGACCACCAGACATTCGTCGCCTTTGGCCAGCGGGAAGGTTAGCGTGCACCCTCCGCCGCGGGGAAAGATCACCGGGACATCCACCAGCAGCGGGTAGTCCACCGGGCTGACGGAGCCGTCGCTGGCGGTTTGCGCGCCTTTGATCGCCGGGGCGACCTCACAGGTCACCGTTTCCGGGTCGAAGGACTGAATAATCCCCGGTAGCGCGACGCGCAGGTCGTTACTCAGGGCGGCGTTATTGGCCGCGAAGGTATCCGCCAGCTCGCCGCTAAGGGTGGTTGCGGTTAAAGCCATCTTGCCTCCTGGAGATAAAAATCCCGCCGGAGCGGGAGCGTTTTACGATGCGGTTTTCTTTTCGGCAGGCTTAGTGCCGGGTATCCAGCACGACAATTTCATATACCAATCCTGCGCCCGGGTATCCCCGGAGTAAGTGATGCCATAGACCTGGTAAATACCGTCCGTCGCCACGGGCGTCCAGGAAGGGAGTTTATCCCCGTCGGCAGTGGCGCTCGTCCTGTAGACCTGGCTTTGCTCGAGCTGCACCCGTCCGTTGAGCACGATATTGGGATTGATCAGACAGCAGATATTGACGCCCGAACCGGTGGTGGTTTGCGGTCTGCCGATAAGCCCGTTGTTGCCGTTGAGCCTGATCGGCTCACTTTTCTCCTCGCTGTTGCTGTAGTAATCCAGCCGATCGTCCACCAGCTTCCAGCTGGCGTTGCACAGCTTGCCTATCTGGTCCAGATAGAAGCTGGCTTTGCCGTGGAGGGTGTAACCGCGTGGGAAAACGGTGGTTGGAAAAGGCGGTTTTTTACCGCCAACTATCTGGTATTTCGCAAGGCTGGTCAGCACGCGGTTGTAGAGATCCTCCACCTTGTAGCCTTTCGCCAGCGTTTCGCTGACCACGGCGGAGGTGAGTGCCTCATGGCCGTCAACCGCCTGAATCAGCAGCGAGCTGTCCGGCGTGTTTGCTTCCCATCCGGCAATGGTGATGCGGATGTCGCCGCTGAAGATCAGGCCGAAGTTCTGCCCGTCGCGCTGCCCCCACTCCTCCTGCGTGACCTCACGAACCTTGCCAACTTCATCCTCGCTAACCACGGGCATCAGGCCGTTGTACCCGGCGATCAGCCGGATTTTGGCGAACTCGTTGTTTTGCGTAATGCGGTTGAGGGTTTCAGATGAGAGGTTGTAAATGGTAACGTCCGCCGTTTTTGGCGCGCTGCCGCTCCGCCAGTTGACGGTGAATTTCACCTTAAAACCAGACAGCACGATGCCCCCACCGTCTTTGTCCAGCAGCTGTAGCTCAAAATGGCGTGACCAGTTCAGACTCATTGCATCTCCCCTAATCCGTCGTCACAAAGTACAGATGGCTGCCGTAGCCCAGGTTGGTTTTGCTGGGATATTCCTGCGTTTCGTCGTCAGAGACGACCCACAGCCCGCCGGAAAAGCCGAGCGAGCCGTAGGCGGCCAGCAGATCGACGCCGGGGACCAGCGGAATACCGCTGACGATCGGCAGATCGTCCGGGTCGAGAATATCCAGCACCCAGCCCGCCACATCGCGATAGATCAGCCGCAGGCGAAGCTGCTGGCCCGCCAGCTGCAGGGTAAAGAGTTGGTTGTCCGCACTCAGCGGAATTTCTGCAATCGACATGGTTCCTCCAGTCAGGTAATGGGGATGACCGTAGCCGATGCCACCGGCACGGGATTTCTGGTGCCGCCGTTGCTGACGCCGCTGGTGCTCACCCCCTCCTTCATGTCCGCCTTCTTCGCCGTGGGAATCGCTTCCGTGCGGGCAAGCTGGATCTGGCTGAGGGTGAGCTTGCAGCTCAGGATTTTTTCCAGGCCATTTTTGGTGGTCACATCGATCTGCTTTAACAGCATGTTGCTGTAGGTTCGTCTGGTGGTGATCACGTCAAACGGCTCACAGCTGCGCTGAAGATCGAGGATCTGCTGGTAGATTTTGTCCTGCCCCAGCGCGTTCGCGGAGCCGAATAGCACGCCGGCGCCCGCAAAATCCCTCAGGTCGTCATCCGCAAAGCAGCAGTCAATGACCAGGCTACTGGCACTTTTCCAGGCGTGGTCGCTGATGCTGCCCCCGTATTCAATGGGGTGGCTGGCGATCTCGAGAGTGTCGGAGTGGGCCTCGTTGATCACCACTTTCGGGATCAGGAAACCAATCTGGTGCGCGGACTGCTGAAAAAGAGCTGAAATGCTTGCCATCAGGAGACCCCCGGTGTGTACATCTGGGCGAGATTTGAATAGACGTTGGTCTGGCGGCGCTCTACCTCACTGCCCACCGCAACCGGATCCGTCGCGCCGTTGATAACGATGTCGGTTTTATTGGTAATAGTGGGAGAAACAACGCTGCTGGAGCTGTTCTGGGTAATATCGCGGCTGGTCGCAAACCGTCCGGTGTCACCCGCGGTCCCCGGCATCAGCATCGCGCCTGCGTCCGGTGCCGCCAGGTTGTTGATGGCCTTTGACGAAAGCATTACCGTCGATTTTGCTCCCTGAGCCACTGACTTCTCGTCATCCATCAGCCAGTTTTTAAGGTCACCAGCTTTTTCCGCCAGCATACCCGGAAGCGAATTTGAGAAACCGCCAACGATCAGATCTTTGCCGATCGCGGCCACCTGTGACCAGTCGCCCTCTTTCAGAGCGTTAATCAGTTTGCCGACTTTCTGCAAAGTCTCGCCCAGCTGATTAAAGCCGCCGATGAGTCCCTCAAAAATACCGCTAAGGGACCATTTGCTGAGATCGATGCCAAACATGTCGGCCAGCCCGACGGCAAGATTTTTAATGGTTTCTGTCAGGCCTGAAATCATCTCCGTTGCCGCTTTAAGAACGGGTTCCCAGGCCCCCCAGTCAATCAGGCTTTCGCCGCCTTCTTGCCACTTCATGTAATCGTCATAAAGCAGGCCAATGGCTCCCGCCAGTGCGAGAACCATGCCGATGGGCGAGGCCAGAAATGCGCTATTCAGGGCGAACCAGACGGCTGTCAGGCCAGCAATAGTCGTGATAACGGTTTGGGTTGAGCTGTCCAGCTGCTGCCACCAGCCGATAATTTCCGCAACGCCGCTAATGAGCCCGCTGAAAGCATTGCCCACTACACTGGCGACATCTCCGGCCACGGCGATTATCCGGTTAAAGGTAGGTTCAATTTTCCCGAAGCTGACAACCAGGGTGTCGGTGAGTTTATCTATCGGCCCGGTGAGTTCAGCGGCCAGGCCTGCTCCCGCTTTCTCGCGCAGAATTTCAACGACCGTTTCTGCTTTTCGTAATGACGTCATATAGCGACCGGCATTTTCCACAGCCGCGGTATTGTCAAAATTCAGGGACTTCGTCAGCCCATGATATTCCTGAACAAATGCCTGATTTTGCTCAGGCTGACCGGCAGACTGCTCAGCCGCATACTCATTTGCCCGGTAGACTTCAAGGCTCACACCTTTTTGCCGTGACGTTTGATAATCACTTTCCAGTTTGCTGGCGACACCGGTAGTGAAACCGATGACCTTACCCACAAACGACTCAACAACGCCTGCGGCAGCCGGGATGTGAGAGACCGCACTTCCCAGTACCTCAGAGGTTGCGCCAAAACTGCTGCTCAGACTTTGTAATAATTTCTCCAGGCGGCTTTCGGAGGCCGCCATTTCATCTTCGTTTGGCCAGATGAAAGAGAATGGATGCAACGCAAGCTGCGTACTCTCACTCATTTGCCTCTCTCCAGCGCAGGATGCGGGCTTTGTTATCAGCCTGCATCTCGAGGTAATCGTTCATCAGCGCGATGTCATAAAGATCCACCGCGCCACTTTTCAGGTCCTGCCAGCTGAGGCTAAAAACCTCCGCCGGGCGGAGGATGTAATCTTCTCCGCCCGGCAGGGTGTCTAACTTCAGGCCGCATCCTGAGTCGGCGTCTGGCTGCCGGGGAGTTCTTGCAAAAAATTTCCCAGCGAATCGGCTACCACCCGAGCCACCAGCTGCAGCAGCGTCATCAGCTCGATATCGTCAAAAGCCATAGCGCCCTGGCTGAATACCGGTACCCAGCCCTTCATGTGTTCGCGGGAGACCACGGCCAGACATGGGTAGAGGATCGCGTTACAGTCATCTTCACTGAGGTCAGCCAGCGTGCGGGCAATTTTGGGCAGCACGGATTCGAGGGCGTTACCGCCCTCCTTCCCCTGTAAGCCGCGAAAATCGCTAACGACGCCCGCCAGCACCGGCAGCAGCTTGCGCGCCACGTTCAGCTGTTCAAACACGCCAAGCTTGCCGATGCGGTAGTTCACCGCTTTAAGGGTTATCTCCATGGTTTAGAACTCCCCTAAAACCTGGTCGATTTTGCCGCAGTCGAACGCCCAGGCCACGCTGCCGCCCTCTTTGCCATTTTTGTTGTCCGGCAGCTTCTGGAAGGCAACGGAGCTGGCGGTAATGGTGTCGCCTGAGGCGGTATTGCGGATAACGATGGTATTGCGCCCCCAGGTGGCGGACGAGAGCACCTGCGTGTTGTAGGCCTGCATCAGCTTTTTGTTCGCCGGGGAGGTTTTCATTAGCGTGACCGTGATAGTGCCGCTTTTGCCCGGCGTCATGCTCTGCATCACTTCGCCATCAATACCGATGGTCATGGTGTTTTTTGCCACGCCCATCGACACGCTGATGCCTTCATCGGCGTTAGCACTGCCCGCACCGAGATCGATAACGCCGGTCATACCGGTCAGGGACGCAGTGACGTCCATAAAAGAATAAGTACCCATTTAGATCTCCTTAACGAACCACATTGATTTCAACATCGGCGAAGTGCACGGCACCCGCCAGTTTGCAGGCCACCTGAATGACAGGCGCTTTGCGTGCTTCCCGGTCTGACTGTGCCTGGGTGGCGATAGCCGGGGCATAGACGTAATAGCCTTTGGTCAGCGTATCGCCGGAGGCCAGCTGCCCAATCTCACCGCCGTTCCAGACGCCCGGCGCCACCAGTCCGTTGGTCACCGACTGCGCCATGGACTGCTCCACGTTGCTGACCAGACGGGTCACGCCGGCATCGGTTTGCGGGATCTTCGAGGTGCTGGTGTACAGCAGGTTATAAAGGTTGGTCTGCACGTAGTTTTGCAGCCAGTCGAGGCCGTGGCGTTCATCAATGAAGTCGCCGTTGCTCATCACGCCTTCCTGAATGATGGCGGTATCGTTGTTGTAGTTAATGAAGACGTTGGCGTTTTTCGCCGCCAGCGCGTTGACCTGGTTCTGGGTCAGGGTTTCGGCGGTAATGCCCGGCTCCTGCTTGAACTTCAGGGTAATGGTCGTGTTGTTGCCGTTAAAATTGACGCTGAAGGCGCGGCCAAACAGCGAAGCGGCGGCAAACGGCGTGGCGGCGGAGTACTGGCCAAAAGTACGGGCGTATTTCGCCGCTTTCAGCTTGCTGAAGATGTCCGAGCTGTCGTTCGGGTCCAGCACGGTAGCGGCACTGGAGGTATGGCCGAAGATGCGTGATACGCCATCGCTTTCAATCACTGCCGCAACCGAGAGGACGTCCTCATCGGTTAACGCGTCATCAGCAACGACCAGACCGTACCAGTCGGTCGATTGGCTGCTCAGCGCGGAAATACATTCCGCAATGCTCTCCTCCGTAGCGCCCTCTTCCTCGGTGGTTTTCACCCAGCGGCCAATGTATAAATCCGCAGGCTGCGGCGACTGCTGATAGTAGAGGCTTGCCGCCAGGTATTCTGGGGTATCCAGACCAAAGTCAGCCGCCACGCCGCTGATGCTGGAGTAGGCACGCAGCCGCTCGGTAGCCGAAATGACGTCGCTTGAACCAACCACAAGCAGTGCGCCGTAGTTACGAGACTGGGCGGCGCGCGCAGCCATGCTCACCGTCACGCTGACGATGTTAGAGACAGGTAAACCCTGTGACATAGTTTATTCTCCGAAGATAGTTACAGAACCAGATAGGATGGATTGGATACCGTATTCGCGAACGACCTGGCGGTGCAGCGTCACGGTAAGGTTGTAGCGGCGTTGCCACTGGTTATCGATAAGTTCCGGGGCCGGGATTAGCGCTCCGCAACTCACAAAGGTAGGCCCGATTTTGTTCAGTTCCGCATTGTTTTGCGTGACGTACAGGCCATCGCGAAAGAGCGCCGCAACGGCCTGGCCACCGGGACCATAAAAACTGCAGTTCACTGCCAGTACTTCGTTTTGCTGCATGACATCTTTGTATTGGTCGCCCGTGCTGATGGCTGGCATTTCTCCTGGCTGCACGCTGGTATCAAACTCACACCAGGTCAGCCCCGCAGCGGGCGTTGCCGGCGGCGGGTCAGTCCAGCGAGGAAAAACCATTTCGGCGGGTAGCCCGGAAACACCGCTGATCCACGGCAGCAGATCGTTTTCCAGCGCTTCGTCGTAATGGGGCGAGTCACCAAGCGGCGTCAGATAGCCCGCCCGGGAGGAGTCATTCATGGTTATCTCCCTTGTTGTTAGGGTTAAGGCACTGCTGGCGGACATAGTCCTGAAGCCCAGCCAGCTGTTTTAAGGCGAGCGCGGCGCGGCTTCGGAGACGGAAATAATCCCGTTCAGCGGCGTCTGTAAGTCCGGGGCTGGCTGCATCATCCACGCCGGTGGCGGCGGAGGTGGCAGGCACAGGCTGACAGGTAGCCCGGAGGCGCAGCCGCTTACTGCCAGCAGCCACGTCGCGCTGGAGATCGTCGATAGTTTTTTGAGCATGGTTCAGCTCCGAGGTATAACGTGCGTCGAGCGCAGCTGTTTGCTGCTGGCGTTCGCGCAGCTCGGTAATGATTTTTTGTTGCGTGAGGAGCCGGGTTTCAGCCGCCGTCGTTTGCTCTTTCTGCATCTGATAAAGAGCCTGATAGCGGTACAAACCCAACGTCGTTCCCAGCAGCAGGCAGATTGCCACGACCGCTAACGTCTTCACGATCGCCGCCTTTGCCAGTGACAAACTTCGTCTTCGACCTCTCGTCGATTAATCAGCCCCTGCCATTTTCTGCCGCCGGCCCAAATCCATTGTTTGAGGCCGGCGCAGGCTTTCTCCGTTTCGCCCGCATTCAGGTAGCGTAAAACGGAGGAGTGCTCGAAAGCGGAGATCCCTACGTTGTAGCTGAAGCTGATTAAAGCGGCTTTCTGGTATTCATCGGCGGGAACGGTGACGGCCCGCTCAACCGCACGGGAAAACGGCTGAAGGTCGTCATTAAGCATTTTTTCGCACTCTGCCTGGCTATAGCGTTTATCGGCAATGATGTCTTCGCCGGTGTGCCCGTAACAAACAGTCAGCACACCGACGACGTCCTGATAAGGCGTATAGCGTACGCCTTCAAGCTCCGGCACCATGACGCTGGCTATCGTCAGCGCGCTGGCACCCGTCAGGCTGAGCAATGCTTTTCTGAGACCTGGAGACATGTTTATAACCCTCCTGCGCGTTTAACAACCTCGCTAACGGTATTGACTATGGCGGGACTTTTGGCTGTGTTTTTGTCTGGCAAACTGGCCAGATAGTCCTCTAACAATTGCGTTCTTTTCTCGTCCTCTTTCTGTCTGCGGTGCGCATCCAGGCGTCCACTGATGTAAGAGGCAAATGAAATAGCGACACCTGTCAGCCCGAATATCATGTAGACCACATCCTGTGTTGTGATACCCAGGCCGGCAGCCAAAGCCGCAAGCCACGCAAAGGCCTGCGTCACCACATTTCCTGGCTGGTCATTCATGGGATATTCTCACTGCGGTTTATTTCGGGAAGTGGGCAAAAAAAGAGCTTTAAATCAGCGACCTGGATTTACCGCGGCGCGTCTCTTTAGCGCTGGCATCGGCCTCGCCGGAAAGCGTTTTGGGCGCGGCGTGATAGAGCCTGCGGGTCATGCTGTCTTGCTGCTGTCGGAGCTGGTGATAGCGCTCGGCGTTCTGAAGAATTTGTAAGCCATAGACGTTAACCACTTCCAGGGAGTTAGCTACCCTGTCCGGTGGTTTGCGGTTCAGAACGAGCGGTGGTGAAGCGACGGGTCTGGCACTGATGCCGACAAGCAAAGGGTTAGCCGCTTTCCAGGCCGCCTGTTTCGCCTCACGACGCTTTCGGCGGCGAGCCTGTGAATCCATACAACCTCCTGTCAATCAACTTTGGCGATATCCTCAGATATCCCAAAGCCTGTTGCTTTGGTGTATGTACCCTTTTTCAGGGCTGGCTGTTAATGAGCATTCACTTCCTGTGAGTCCTGCGTCCTGCTGATGAATCAATATTGAACCAATAGTACGAATACGTCAAGAACTAAAAGTACGAATTACAGATAAAAAATCACCTTTGTTTTTTTATTATTGATTTATAAGGGATTTTATTTTTATCGCCGGGGGAATATCAGGCGTGGCGGCGGATCGAATGGCTGTACATCACTCTACCGATGATCTTGAGATGCTGTTCGTTCTCTTCGTGGATGTTCCAGTCGGCATACTTAGGATTGTCGGAGCGCACCAGCAGGCTGTCGTGGGTCATTTGCAAACGCTTGACCAGCAGCTGTCCTTTATAGAGGAAGACGTAGATGCCGTCGCCGTCGAAATAGTCCTTCGCGATATCAACGAAGATGTAATCACCCAGCTCGATGGTGCCGGACATGCTGTCCCCCGTCACGGTGATCACCTTGATGCTGGAGGCTGGTCGATGGCCGAAAAGCTCGAGCGCTTCCTGGCTGTCGTACACGATATGATTGATCGTTTCGGTCACGTCGCTGGAGGTGATGCAGCCGGGGCCCGCGCTGGCTTCAATGTCCAGCACGTCCACCCGGAAACCTGATTCAGGCTGCGGGACATAGAACGGCGTAACATCATTCGCAGAGAAAGACTGCATGACTTCCCTGCCCTCGTCGGAGAATGCCCCTTCGTTGCCATGCTGCAACCAGAGTACATCCGCCCCCAGAAAGGCAGCCAGTTCATACATCTTATCCTGCCGGGGTACTGACTCCGCGTTAAGCCATTTACTGACCGCTTTCGAAGAGACCCCCAAAGCCCTGGCAATAGCCATCCCCCTGCCAAACTCGTCGAGATTAGCCTGAGCGCAGGCCTGGGCAAGGCGGCGAGAGAAAGCCTGGCGAAGTTGTTCTCTTTGTACCATAAGTACGGTCATAACCTTAATCCGGGGACTGATGGTTCACAGTATAGCACGTACTTTAAGTTCAGAAATACCCATCAAACGCACAGCTGAACTCCTCTCTTTTTCAGTACACTGTATAAAAACACAGATCGAGTAAAACGAAAAGCCCGCCGGGTAATAATTAATATTGGGTACTTAAATTTTATCCTAATTTATATTTAAACATTGAAAAGCACTTTTGGTTAAAATTAAGGCTATAAATAAAACGATCATTCTTTCCTTATTTTAGAGAGAGTATTACCATGCACGGATTAATTACGATACTCGATGCGTTCATCTTCTTCGTATCGCTGTTCTGCCTCTTTGGCCTGTTCTCTGTTATATCCTGAAGGAAGCACCATGCTTTTAACATTAGCCATTGTAATTATTAGTGTTTCAGTTCTGGTTGGCGTAGCACTCATCCACGTTGCTAACACCATTTTCCCGGAAGACGTAACATTTAACGATTCAAACACCCTTCAGTAATACCAGTTTGATTTTACTAAAATATTTATTACCCGCACTTTAGCGTCACCGCATAAATAACAATTAATTTATATTTAAACTTAGCGCTATATTTATATATCTTTCGGGTAATCTATTTTCTGTGGTTTGCTCGTCAATCCCTTCCCCGAGCGGAATGGCGACGACGGGACGTTTAGATTTTCATCGTTATTGGGGGATGGCAGCGATTGTGGTAAAGTGCGCCCTGCGACACTTATGCGCTTGTTGAATTAAACTGGTAACTCATTGAAATGGCTTTATTAATCACAAAGAAATGCATTAACTGCGATATGTGCGAACCGGAGTGCCCGAACCAGGCTATCTCTATGGGTGACAGCATTTATCAGATCGATGTCGATCGTTGTACGCAGTGCATCGGCCATTACGAAACGCCTACCTGCCAGCAGGTCTGCCCGATTGTGAATACGATTATCGTCGACCCGGCACACGTTGAAAGCGAAGAGCAGCTGTGGGACAAGTTTGTGCAGCTCCACCACGCCGATAAGATCTAG